CTGGACCGCGACCACCGAAGGCCTGCGTTCCTTGGCCGCTCAGGGCTCGAGGCGGGCAGCCAACGAGCTGGCCACCCTCACCCAGCAGGGCGAGAACTACAACCCCTTCCTGGCCACTGACCTGGCCCGTGACATCGCCGCCGGCCGGCTGCCCAGCGCCGCCTCGATCGACGAGTTGGTGCGCCTTGGACGGATCAAACCGGATGAGGCCAACGACCTCAAGAGCCGCATGCCATCTTCGGCAGCCACCGAGAAGGCCAAGGCATTCCGGCCGGAGATTCAGCGCCTGGTGCGTGGAGTCTACGCCAACATCCTGGCCACACAAGGTATCACCACCACGGATGCTGGCTCCGCTACCGCCCTGCTGGAAGGCCAGATGGCCGACGAGCTGGAAGAGCTGACCCAGACCTTCGTGGCCCAGAACCCATCCGCCTCACCGGCAGAGACCCGGGACTTCATCCGAACCAGGGCTGATGCCTTGGCCAAACAGACGCGTTTCCTTCCTGAAATCGAAAAAGGTCGTGTAGTGACCAAAGCCGCCCTGGAGCAAAGCAGCCGGGTCAACCGGTTCCTCAACCCAGTCACCGGCAACATGACCGGAGACTTCACCAGGGCCACGCCCGCGCAGGTCCAGACATCCCGCCCCGTGGCGAGTCGAGACCTCCTAATCAGCTCGCAAGAACTGGCGCAAAACCAGCAGGCATTCCTGCAAGGCGGAGCTCCTACCCCCCGAGTACGGGCCATGATGACGGCCACTGGAAAGGACTGGGGCACGTTCTTGCGGGAACAATCCAACGCCTATGGCACCCCGTTCACAAACATGTCACAAGCCAAAGCCGCGACTGCTGCACAACAGCGTCGTGCTCTGGCCCCTGCTGCTGCCGCTATTCTTTCCAATCCCAATGCAACCCCTCAGCAGAGGGTACGGGCCTGGAACGACATCAACGCCGCCCGGCAGCGTGCAGCCAACGCAGCAGCAGCGAGGCAAGCCAGCGGGGGAACTACTGGCCCCATCGACTTCAATGCCGCCTACAACGCACTGGTTGGCAAAGAGTCTGGTGGGGACCCCTCTGTCCTGAATCGTGATGGATCTGGTGCCACCGGCCTTGGCCAGGTGATGCCTGAAAACATCGGTCCGTGGACAGAGAAGTGGCTTGGGCGTCGAATGACCCAGGAAGAGTTTCGCCGGAACCCCGAGGCTCAACGTCGTGTGGTGTCCGCCCAGTTTGGGCAAAGCATCCGTGACCAGATCTCCGCTGGATTCTCTCCTGACATGGCCCTTCGTCGTGCCGCGGCAATCTGGTACTCCGGCAACGGTGATCTCCACAACAGCACAGCAAAGCAGTCCTGGAACGGCAAGCCCTACCCCTCCGTCAAGGAGTATGTGGACGATGTTGTTAAGCGCTATAACGCTGGACGGCAGTCGTCTTTTAGTGGGGCCCGTGGGGGTCGGGCCAACTTCACTCCACAGAACGTCCAGTCGATTCGGATTGAAACCCCCGGCAACAGCTTTCAACCTGGCATGGACCTCTGGTTTGCGGACAAGAACTTCGGGGCCGTTCTTCCTGGACGTGTCAAGGAGATCCGTAAAAACAATGGCAAATATGGCAACATGATTGTCGTGGAATCCATAGATCCGCAGACAGGTGAAAAGGTCGATGTGGTTTACTCGCACCTCGAGTCTATCGGGGTACAAGAGGGAGACCGCATCCGTCCTGGCACGGTGATCGGTCGACAAGGTGGAACAGGCCGAGTGAGCTCTACCAATGGAACCATCGCCTCAATCGACTTCCTCGCCCCAGCACCAAGAGGCAGCAACGCCATGACGCCCTACCGGCAGTGGAGGCAGCTTGCCAACCGGATCAAACAACAAATCGAATCGGGAACCTTCCGATAAGGAGTGGGGGTCAGATGCGTCTGGCCCTCCTTTTCCATTCACCAACCTAACGCCTTGAGGGGCAACATCAATGAGCACTTGGAGAACATTCGGATCCAGCCAGCGACAGGGCGTTGAAGACCCAGTTGCTCGTAACAAAAAAGACGAGCAGGAGCGCCTACGCCTTCAACAGGAGCAGAACCGCAAAGCTGCTGAAGCTACCAGACAGAAGCAACAGAAGCAACAGCGCGAAAAGGAGGCCCGCACCGACACAATTGACATCCCTGAGGTCATCAATCAACTTGGTCAGCCCGTCACAGAGGCGCTGAACAACACGTCAGCTTGGCTTGGCGAGGTTCTTGGAATCCGCAGTGCCGAAGAAACCAAGAGGATGCAGCAGGAAGCCCCGAAGCGGATGCAGGAGATCCAGCAAAACTTCGAGCGTGAAGCCTACAACGGCCCCATCAACACCTTTGGGTCTGAGGCCATCCGTGCTGTAACCGGTGCTCCGGCGAAACTCCTCGAGGGTGTGACGGAGACAGGAATCCTGCTCAAGGACACCATCTCCGCCCCATTCACCACGGATCCCACCAAGAACCCCTTCGACGCCAGGTACGTCCAGACCAAGATCGATCTGGGCGTCAACGGCCCCAAGACCTCCGTGGGCAAAATGGCTGAGGGCATCCTGACCTACGGCATCGCCATGAGACAGGCCGCTGCCCGGCTGCCAAAGGCCGCTGTGGGCCTCGGGACGGGTGGTAAGGGCCTCAAAGGGGCTATCGCCTCTGGCCTGATTCCAGGCGCCCTGGCGGACTTCCTGCTGTCCGATGCGGAGGATGGGAACCTGAGCACCATGGTCAAGGACCTCGTGCCTGAGGATCACCGCGACACCTTCCTCCTGGCCCTGGCCGTGGACGAAGATGAGAGCCCCTGGGCTGCCAAGGTCAAGGCGACCCTTGAGGGCGGCATCACCGGCACGGTGGCCGAAGCCCTTGGGTGGATGCTGATTGGCCGCAGGGCCGCCAGGAAGGCGCTCAAGGCTGGGGCCAGCAAGGACGAGGCCGCCGCGGAGGGAATCAAGGCCGCCAGCGAGGCCCAGGACAAGGCGGACAAAGCCTCAGTCAAGAAGACTGACGCCGAAGCTGAGCGATGGACCGCTGCCCAGGAGCGGGAAATGAACACCCTGCTCGATCGTGAGCGCCGACTCATGGAAGAGGAGGATCAGCTGCGCCAAGCCGGCGTGGATGACGAAGATCCTCGGATGTCGAACCTTCGCCTAGAGCAGGAGGAAAATCGCCTGAGTATGTCCCAGCTGGACAACGAGATCCTCCGCGGCTACAACCCAGACGATCCGCAGCTCACCCCCTTCGAGAAGGCAGCCACCAACGACGTGGCCGACGTGAACAGGGTGGTCAGTCAGCAGATCAAGCTGGAAGATGGCCCCATCCCCAAGGCTGCTCGCTCTGGAAACCTCCCCCCGTCTGCCCGGGTCAACCAGGCCGTGATGGGCGGGTCCGATCACATTCTGACCGACGCCGCCTACCGCATCCTGAACCTGGATGAGGGTGTGGAGGATCTGGTCAAGGCCACGGCCAAACGCACGGATCTCCAGGCCCTAGCTCAGAGCCTGGGCAAGACTGACCAGGAGGTGCTCGATAACGCAGCCCAGGTCGTCCAGAACGTCCGGGATGCAACTCGGAACTGGAACGAGCCGCTCGATAACATCGCCGACCTGCTCCGCGAGCAAGGCGCCATGATGGAGGTCAAGGGTGCAACCAACATCAGGTCCAGCGAGGTGCTGTCCCGCGAAGGCGTGGTGGCTCTCAAGGCCCTGATCACCGACACCAGCAATCAGATCTTCGAGTTGGCGACCAATGCCGACAAGATGCTGGAGGTGCGTCAGGCTGGCGGCAACCAGTTCGACCGGATGATGGATCGCTTGGTCACCATGCTGGGTCTGCACAAGGAGGCCGCCGTGTTTCACGGTGGAGGATTGAGAGCATTCGGCCTGGATCTGGCCAGCGGCCTGCGAGGCACATCCCCTGAGGATGGAGCCCAACTCACCATGAAGGAGATCAAGGAGTGGGCTTTTAAGGTCAAGGATCTTGCCCGCAAGGGTGACCCTTCCTCCCAGGAGGAAATGGAGAAGCTGGTCCGGGCAATGGTGCTCGCTGGTGGAGACCCGTCCAAGACAGTCAACTTCATGAACCAGGCTGCCAAATACGGGATCCAGTCCCTAATGGACGGCATGTACAACTCCATCCTGTCGGGTCCGATTACTCAAGTTCGCAACGCCTTCGGCAACACCTATGCCCTGCTGGAGCGGCCCACCTCGATCACCATCCAAGGCCTGGTCAAAGGGGATGAGGCCCTGCATCGGTCGGCAATGGCCGGCTACCACGGCATCACAAGCAGCATCTCTGAAGCATGGAAAGTTGCTCAGATCACGTTTCGCACTGGTGACTCAGTCAACTTCAGCGGCAAATGGATCCTGGACGACTTCGAGACTGAAGCCATGCTGCGCAAGATGGAGCAGGTGGTGTCCACCCCAAACGAAGAGCTTGCCTTGAATGTGGTCAAGGGACTGCGGCGCTTCTTCAACAACCCGATCATGAGCATCCCTAGTCGCCTACTGACAGCAGGGGATGACTTCTTCAGCACTCTCGTGGCCCGGCAGCAGATCTCCACAGATGCCATGTACCGGGCAATGTCGGAAGCTCAGAGCCCCAACGATGTGGATGGTCTGTTCAAGACCTACATGACTGAGTTCTCCAAAAAGATTGACCCTACCACTGGGAGGATCTTGGACCCACAGCTGATTAAGGCTGCTGAAGAAGCCACCTTCCAGCAGGACCCTGGTCCAATGATCAATAATCTCACCAACTTCATCAACGCCGTTCCCGGCGGACGGATCTTCCTTCCCTTCATTAGGACTCCTGCCAACCTGATGAACTACATGGGGCTCCACACCCCCGGAATCAACCGCTTCCTGACCGACTACAAAAAAGTCATGGCCAGCGGCGATCCGATCAAGATTGCCGAGATGGAAGGCCGTCAGATGATCGGCACCATGGTGATCAGTGCTGCGGGCCTCGCTGCCATGGCTGGCAATGTCACAGGCAACGGTCCTGCTGATCCGCGTGAACGAGCCATCTGGTCGAGAACCCACGCGCCCATGAGTATCAAAATTGGTGACAGCTGGGTGTCCTACCAAGGCATCGAGCCCTTTGCCTCGATCGTGTCTTTCACGGCCGACATCGCAGGATTGGCTGCCATGGGCTCTCTCGACACTGCAGAGATACTTGCTGGTCAAATGGCGTTCTCCCTGGCCGCGGCCGTGACAGAAAAGAGCTTCGTCGCGGGCTTGGCTGACATCGCTGCCATGCTTGATCCTCAGAACATGACGCCCGATGGGGCAACTCGAGGCTTCCTGGGCACGGCCAACAGCTTCCTGCCCTATGCCGGCGCTCGAAGGGCCCTGAGCAACATCCTCAATCCATACCTCAAGGAGGTCAACGGTGAGCTCCAGCGGGCCATGAACTCGGCTTTGCCCGGATACAGCCTCCTCGGCCCCACCAAGATCGACTGGCTCACCGGTGAGGAGATGTCCGCCTCCGCGGGGGGCCTCTGGAACGCCCTGATGCCGTTCCGAATCTCCAACAAAGGCGAGGACCCGGTCAAGGACATGCTGGTCGACATCCGTTTTGAGATGGGCGATAGCCAGAAGATCGGCCCTGCCGGTGTTGAACTCACCGCTGAGCAGCGATCTGATCTCAACCGGAAAATGGCCGCCTCTGGTCTCTATGGCAAGCTCGACAAGATCCGCAAACAGGACTGGTTCAAAGAGGACCTGGCTTCCTGGAGATCCCGTGGATTCAAATGGTCGACTGACGACAACCGACCTCGCCACTATCAGGTGGTTCAGAAGGCCATCAACGACGCTCGTCGCACGGCCTTTGCCCAGATGCAGCGCACAGACCCTGGATTCGCAGAAATGGTACGCCAGGCCCGCAAGACTTCCGTCGAGTTCCGCCGCGGAGTCTACGACGAGGTCAATACCCTGACCAACTTCCCAAACTGACATGGCAATAGTCGAAAACCTGTTCACGGGGAATGGCGCCACGGTGCTGTTCCCCTTTTCTTTTCAGTATCTGGAGACCGACCACGTCAAAGCTTCTCTCAACGGGACGCTGACCACGGCCTTCACCCTGGACAACCCGACCACGGTGAGGTTCAACACGGCTCCAGCCACCGGCGTAGCCATCCGCATCTTCCGAGACACCCCGGAGGACGAAGCCGAGGCCATCATTTTCAGCGGGTCGGCC